TAAAACCGTCCGATTTTCGGATGGTCTGACGTGATTGCACAGAGCGAACACTTTCTGGTGTGTTCGTTGCAACGATAGAGCGGTCCACGGTCTGGTTTATCGGTGCCCTCTCCTTTTTAGCAGGGAGACGTTTTTTATATGGGTTAGTTTGGACATCTCTAACGCTATCAGATGTACTTTGCTCGTAGTCTTTACGCCTGCGTGATAGTCTGTTGCTAACTCTGCCTTGCCTTTCGTCCTGTTGAGTTATGGTGCTTGCCCCAGAAAGAATGGCGTCTTTTACCTCAGCAAGAGCTTTAAGTTCGTTTGTGCTCGCTTCCTGAATAGCGTCAATTATTGCGATACGGTCTTTATTTTCTTTCAAAATAACCTCTCTTTTACCAGCGCGATCAACGTTTCCCAGCTTGAGCTTTGTATTTTTCTTCCAGGGCTTTTGACATATGGAGTGCTCGCCATTGCGGTAATTGTTCAACGTCGCTAACGGGCTGATATCCATATAGAGTCAGGTTGTTAATAATGGTTAGCCATCCATTCAGATCTAATTGATGGGATAAACTCTCTATTGAGAAAGGGGACGTACAGTGTGGTTGTCACATCTGCACCCTCCTTAGCGTTTTTGCAATGTTGCGGAGGCAGGATCAGTCGGCTTGCGCCTCTCTCAATAGACATTTTCAGGCCGTGGCGTAGGTCTTTTTGCATAAGCTGTATGCGAGCCACAAGCGGTGTAAACTCGGTTTCAAGCGCCATGCTTTCAATAATGTCAAAGCGTCGGTTAGCGGCCTGCGTGAAGTCCTCCGGATCGTCTTCAAGCGCCGTGCATAAAGCCAGTTCAGCAATCCGCATCCGTGCCACGCCAGCACTGTATTCGGGGCTTTTCATATCAGGAAGTGACGCTCGCATTCGTTCAAGGAGTTCCGCGCCTTTCCCGGTTAATGGTTTAAGTATCCAGTCTGTTGGTACTCCATTTACTGGTACGTTGGTTTTCACGTAAGGAGGTACGGTGAGTATTTCTACTGTTTGGGCCAGGTCGCTCAGGTTAATATCTGCATGATGCGTATTACCGCAGTGACTGCACTCATAGGAGTAGGTCATTACTGCATCGGGGCGCGAATTAACAAATATCCACCAAAGAGCAGTTCTGCGATCCTGAACTGTCCAGTTAGCACTGTCGTTAATTTCACCATCCTGCATAGAGTTAAGGTACTCTGTAGTAGTTGCCTCATCTTCTGCCGGGTTCAGGTCAGAATATTTCAGCGCATCCTTCACGGTAGGGGCGTGGAACTGAATTTCTGTCTCAGGACGGGAAGGCAATGGGAATTTTGGAATGTTCAAGTATTCCTCCGAAAAGCAGGTATCTGTTCATTTTCCAGAGGATAGGGAGTGTGTGATTTGCGATGGGGATTGAATGAAGATCTTTGCCGGTCGAGAAGCGATTATTGAGGGTGATTTTTACACCTTAAGTGACGCTACTCACATATCCACAGAGTATTTTTATAAACCTTTTTCCATTTTTAATCCTTTTTAGATCCTTTTTAGGCGTCGCTGGAGCCAGTAGTGGCGCGGGCTGTAGAGGAGGCTGGTGTAAGATTTGCCCTCAATTAAATACGATCGGTGTAAGATTTGCCCTCAAAAGGTGTAAGATTTGCCCTCAAAAGGTGTAGTAATTGCCCTCAAAGTGATGTAAAAATTGCCCTCACCATTTGAAGGATCACACAGGGTTATGAACAGAGCGGAATTAACAGCAAAAGCCGTCAGCCTGATTGAGTCAGCGACACCTATTAGTCGTAGTTTGGCACAAGCCAATGAGATCACGGAGGCTGCTTATCACCTGACTCGCGACCAAAAGCGACTGTTGTTTATTGTGGTGGGAAGACTTCGCTATGCTTCTAAGGATGGCGTTCTTGGTTCAGGTGCCTGTGAGTTGACGGTCAACGAATATGCAGAGATGTATAATTTGCCCTCTGCTGAAGCCAGCAAGGATATTCGTAAGGCCATTTCAGGGCTTAGCGAGAAGAAAGTTACGATATATAACCCTGATGAATCGACCGAATCAGAAGACAGTTATGAGTCTTATCCTTGGATGATTAAGGATGCCTATTCACCACGGCGCGGGACTTACATTATTCATCTTAATCCATATCTCATGCCGTTTTTTACTCTGCTTGATAAGAGATTCACAAGGCTGAATTTTACCGAAGTATCTCGCCTTACAAATCCTTATTCTATGCGGCTTTATGAGTCCTTATGCCAGTACAGGAAGGATGATGGAAGCGGCTTTGCCATACTTGGCGTCGAATGGATGCGGGAGCGTTATGGGTTACCAAAAAGCTATCAGCGGTATGCCGAATTTAAGAGAAGTTTTTTAACGAAGGCTGTAGCAGAGATTGAAAAAAATACAAAAATGAAAATAGTCTTCTCAGAGGTGACGGAAGGCGGCAAAGTTACCAGGATAAAATTTACCTATCAGCAGTCTTAAGGGCAATTTTTACACCCCTCTCAAGGTGTAGAATTTGCCCTTAACGATCGGCAATTGAGGGCAATTTTTACATCTTAATTGCATGTATCTTGTTATTAGCAAGTTGTGTTTTTATATAACGTATTGATATGTAAGGACTATGTAAAAATCGCCCTCAACCAATATCGTGCGTATCGTGCATTCTTATTGCGCTTTTTTATTATCATTCACTGTGTTAACTGATTGATATTATTGAAATGTGTAAAGAATGCCTTCATTACAGATGAATTGATGATGTAAAAAATGCCCTCAAAATTGCGCTACCTTCCCTACCCGCTATCGTTGAGGGCGTGGGTGCTGGCGGGAAATGAGCAACCCTCCAGCACACATAATTAAAGCTATTCAGAATTTGATTACTCCACTCACAGCCCCCTTTAACGCACTTGTAGCCATGCCAGCGGCACCGTTGACCAAAGCAGAAACACCTGAGCCTGCGGATGTGTATTTCTGGAAAGTGATTGGGTATGACAAGAACTCTGACACCTGATCACGTGAGCGTGTGATTTCCCCAAGTTGCGTAGGAAATACGCGCATTTCTTCTTCCAGTTCTTTTCCGCCGTCCTGAGTCACCCGGTAGACACGGATTTTCATCAGATATTCAGGAGGAAGGTTTATTGTTCCATCAGGATTTGTTACACGAGAACGACGCTCTTTGAACCAGTCCATGATCTTGCCATCTTCGGTATCCCTCACGGTCATAGTGACCGGTCCGGCGCTAACATAGGTTGGCTTGCTGAATTCTACGCTGCCGATCACCTTGCTTTCTGTCTCGATGTTCCCACTGCTGTAGGTGATATCCTTCACGAACATATCGAAGCCGTTCAGACCATCCACTTCAACGGTCCACTGCCACCCCTGGGCGTAACGGATACGCATAGCGGCAGCAACAATATTTTTCCCGTAGGCAATATCGCTACTGTAATTCCCGCTTACCCCGCCGCCTGATATGGCTTTATCAAGAATGTCGCTAATGAGGTTGCTGGTGAATGATTTCGTGTTAAATGACAATGCGGTGGTCAACGTTCTACCAACGCTGCTGAAAATACTCACTCTGCGCCTCCAGCGTTAAAAAATGGTAGCCCCCGGAATAATGGCCCGGTTTGAGGACATTTTTTCCTCAATCTCCTGCACGCGGGCATATAGCGTGGCTTCATCGGGCAGATCGGAGTAGTCAAATTTCCCGTCGATGGACGCTCTACGCTGCCGAGCGACATTTCTTACATTGATAAGCGCCTCTAGATATTCCTCCAGCATTCCAATGATTGCAGGAGGCACTTGCCATTCATCCAGCTTTCTGTCGCGTAGGTTAACCAGATACAGCATTCGTAAAGGCCAGCGTTCTGAACCTGTTAGCTCTAATTCAATAAATCCGGATAATTCATCCGAATAGACCAACAGGCCGTTGTTGTCGGTAACATGAACCAGAGAGAGATAATCTTCTGGCAACGGAATTGCAGTACCACCAGCTTTTTCAAGTTTTAACGTTTTCACTACCCCTGCCCTGTCCTGATACGTGGTCAGAGCTTTGATCAGGAATGCTTTCAACGTTTCTTCTTCACGCACAAGCAGTGGATTAAATCGCTCTTTAACGCTTTCTAATAATTCAATTGGTGTCATTGTTGCCTACAACTCAATAACAAGGATGTTCCCGCCACAAGGGCGGGATAGGGATTATTCCGCCCAGTTGTAAACAATGCGCAGAGAAGGTTTAACGACCGCCGTTACGTCTTCGGATGAGAAGTCCACGGCGTCGGAATACACTTTGCAATGAGAATATGTGCGGATCAGACCTTTATGGTTACCGCTATTCGATTCAGCCGCCGCCTGTAAGGTAATTTCCAGATATTCTTTTCCGTATACCATCTGTTTTACAGCGGCGAGAACTGCGCCTTCGATAGTTTCCGCGCATGTGACCTGAAATTCACCAGAGTTGCGTAATGGTCCGTGCTGGTTGAATTTCATGCCACCAGGGGCGTAATCCTCCACATCTTCACGTGTCATTTCTGGTAACTGAGCTGTACGAACTAGTACAGACAGATGTTCGTAACCCTTAATGGTCATCCAATATTCAGAACCAATAAGTTTTTCGCCTGCAGCCAGGTTTTTATTAAACCGGGATTTTAGAAAGGCCATATCGGCTTTTGTATTTGCAAAACCGGACATAAATACTCCTACACAAAAACAGATGAGATATTGCTACGGTTGATCGATGTGTTACCGCTGCATTGCAGGGTTACCGTGTTATGAGTGAAATAGCCTTCCGGTGTGCGCGGGGCGTCCAGTTGGTAACTCACGCTTTTGATAACAACGTCGGTAAGGGCTATGTTCCTACCTATGTTTAACGTTACTGTCTCCGGGCGACGACCGAATGGCGCTACATTGTTCAGTTCCGGCGATTCCATCTTCAGCAATGCTGTAATGGCTGCGTTCACTTCAAGTTGCGCGTTCGTTGTCGCCATGAAATCAATTACCAGATTAAATTCAGGCGGTTGCTGACCTTCCCAAACAAGCATTGAGTTGAAGAGGGTTTTTGTTGTTACGCCGGTTGCGGTCTGAAGCGTATCTGCAAGAGAGCCAGCCGCAGCGCTAATACCGCCAAGCAAACCTCCTACTGACTGGTTTTCAAATGGTGATTGCCACATTGATGACAGTTCTGCGGTAGATCCTTCACCGATATAACCGACGACCATATCCTCTGAAGAGAGGATATAAACCTTCATTAACGGACTTATTCCGTCAGGCATTATCGCGCCGCAAATCAAACGCTATTTCTCCCAGGTAGAGGCCACCTTTGCAGGCGGCCTATGTCACTTACAAACCGCGTTTTTTGCGAATGCGCATTGATTTTTTGCGGTTGATATTCGCTACGGATGTATGTGCTTTGCGGCGTGCTTTTTTCAGCGCCTGTTTTTGCAATGACGTCATGCGGCGAGGACGCGGGCGTTTACGGATGATGGTAACCTTGCCATCACGAACCACTTTTTTACGTACCGCTTCCAGCATTGCGCTATCACCACCAGCAACGGTGTAAATGGCAATAGCTGTTTCCATCATGTCGGTGTCGCTTTCGGAAAGAGCGTCATAAACACGTTCGGCAGCTGAGTCATCTTCATCGTCGATCATTTCGGTTACATCGTCCTGATCAGCGCCAAGCGCAACAGCTGCATCAGCAAGAGCTGCGAGAGCATCGTTATAAGCATCGATTTGCTCATCGGTGAAATCGGTGTCTTCATCGATATCAGCCAGACCAGCCATAGTGATTGCTAATGCATCAAATGAGTCAGCCTCCGGATCACCATCTTCAACCCAACCAGCAAGCATGGAAGCTGCCAGGCTGCGCATATCACCTTGTGCACGGGATTCAACCGCTTCCATCATTGCGGTTTCAATGTCGTCTTTGGGCTTTGGTTGAGTGTCCTTCCCTTTCTGTCCTGCGCTTTCCAGCATGGCGTTATCATTATTGTCCTGCGTGGATTTATCACCGCTTTCAAAGCAGCCAGAACCGAAAATCGCACGCATAAAAGGATCAGCAGTATAATTTTTCATATTCAAACCTCTTTCCCCCGCATCATTTAGCGGGGGGTTATAAATCAGCGCATCAGAATTGGCTTACCGACGATTCGGCGAGCTGTACCGGTCGGACAAACAGACCAGGACACTTCCCACAGATCGATGTCCTTTTGGACAACCTGAACAACATATGGATCTTCGCCCTGGGATTTGTCACGTGGAGTAACCAGCGCACCGGCTGCAACGTAACGGTCAAGCAATTCAGTCATTGCTTTCATGAGCGTTTCTTTGGTAATGCCATCCGGTTCGTGCTTAATCGCCTGAGCTACGTCATAGAAATTTCTGGCGATGGCGTTCATCAAGGAAGACACATGCTGGAATCGCAGATAGTTGTTTTTGCTGTAAGTTGTTAAAGAGTCGTCAATGTAAACGGACCCGTCAGCAGCAACTGAAACTGGATTAATGCGCGCAAGAACGAACGCTTCACGATCAACTGCACCGATATTTGGAATTCGGGCAATGTTCTGTCGATCAATAATTGCGCGTGATATACCTGCGGGTGCGTAATGCCAACCACCAACATCCGGTACCAGCGCAACTCCTTTTGCTTTCGCTACGAATGCGTCGCAACTAATGCCATAGACGACATTCATCCCAGTGAAGGTATCTCGGCAGGAAAGCGGGAAGTAGTAACGGCTTGGTTGATGTGAGCCGCCAAAACTATGGCTTTTCGCTTCTGAAATAGCGTTTTCAGGTGTCTGGTTGCCCTTCAGGTCATAGAACATGTCTACGCGAACATCTTCAGCCAGCTTTTTGATTGCGGCTAAGGCGGATGCGTCATAACAACCCAGTGACAGCAATGCGGTGTAATTAACCTCTGAAGCTTCGAGAACCTTTAATGCTTCCAGATAGTCTTCAGTGTTAATTGTGGACAGATCGCCATCAGTACCACCTTCAAAAGCTACATCCTCAAAAATGAGTTGAGCAGCAGATGCTTCTGCATCATCTGCCAGCACGGCACCAATGCGAGTGGACTGGCTTTCAAGCAGTGTCGGAATCCATGCAGGTTGGCCCATGTCGTTAGTGCCTTCTGGATTGAAGGACACCTGGTGGCTTTCCAGTACCTCAATGGACCCATCAGTTTGTTTTTCTTTCAGCGTCAGCGTAAAGAGTTCGCTTTCTTCATTATCGCGGGTTAGTGATAACGTGCGATTTTGAGATGCATCACCATCTTTGATGAAGAATAATGCTTTCTCATCACCTTTTATCTGAGGCGTCTCTTTTGGTGTGAAGACCTCTGATTGAGTCGTTACTGTTGAAGCAACACCAACGCTTAATGTGTCACCTGGATTTACTGTGGTTTCAGTTGGTTCAACGGAAAGTTCTTTACTCGCCTTTGCCGCTTTTGCTCTGCCCACAACGGAAACAGAAATACCCGGTACCTTCATGTCTTTAGCGCAAACTCGAACGACATATCCAGAACCGCCTTTTACTGCACGCTCCACGTGGCGGTATGGTTCAAATGCCGCGCCCAGGCGAGGGTGAATCGGTGAACCTAATACGCTTTGATAAGTCGTATCGTCAACTTTCAGTACCTTACCCGGTGCGCCACGACGCGATATTACAAGCCCAGCAAAGACGGAAGCGCCACCGCTGGTATTGGTGAGGGTAGCGTCAGCATTGACTGACATTACAGCAACGCCAGCTGCCTGCCCTACCGAAAAACTAATCTTATTCATGCTGGTTCTTATCCTCTAAAGCGAGAGAACGAGGCAAGGCTACCCACGGTTAATGGGCAGCCTCTGATCAGGATTCGCTTACCGTGAAGTTGTCGCCTACGGTTACTTCTTTCGTAGTTGGTTCAACACTGACGGCGCTTACGCTTTTAGGTGCCTCCCTAACAGTGACTGTGCACTGTGCGGTTTTATTGCCGTCATTTGTTTTGATTGTCAGCACTGCCTGCCCGGCCTTAAGAGCGGTACATGTAGTGCCATCAACCTGGACAATTTCAGGGTGATCTGACTCAACAGTGAAAGATTTGTCTGTTGCGTCAGATGGCGTGATAGTTACTTGAATGTTTGCCATTCTTTTCTCCTGAACGCCCCTTATTCAGGGGCGTGTTTTTGCCTTACTTCTGCTTTGTTTTTTCTGTGCCTTTGAAGTGTTCGCGGCGATAGTTTCACCTTCATCTACGTCAAGTGACGTTGGTGATACCGACACGTTCGCCACCATCACTTTTTTTCGTTAACCTTGCCTGTCAGCATGTCGATAGCACCTTCTTTGGCACGAGTCAGACGCAGGCGGGTGAAGTAGTTTTCACCGTTGCGAGGATGCACTTCGTTGATGGCACTGCCCCAGAGAGTGGTACGGTTAACGAGAGACGGATTGGTTTCGTGCACGTAAGGGATTGCTGGGACTGCATCACCAGCAATCAGACCGGCTTTACCGATGCCTTCGCCACGCCCATAGAAGAAGATGTCATCCAGCCCGAAGTCATATCCCTGTGCCTGGAATTGCTCACAGACAGGTTGCGGCACTTCGTAAATACGAATCGTGCCAAACAGGGTGCCGATGTACTGTACATACGGCGACTGAACGTAACCTGGTGCGATCTGGAAGTGCTGTGGAGGCAGAGAGCGCAGGAAGTTCGCGGCGTCACCACCAGCAAAGCCGCCACGAATCCCCGTTGTCAGGGTACGATTTGCCATTTCCTGAGACAGAGCGTTTACTACGTGACGCAGGAGGCCGACCCAGGACTCATAGTTTTGAGCTTCCGGCAGAGCCACATCAAATTCACGACCATAAACGGTATGGAATACCAGGGTGCGCAGACGCATGATGTCGGTTTCATGGGAGATCCAGTTACGCATCGCGGAGAACTGAAGTGCCGCTAATTCAAGGCCGTGCTCACGGCTTAAATCGGATGCGGACATTACCGTGTGTTCGGAAGCAATTACGTACTGGGACGGACGAACTTCGTACTTACGCATAGCCTGGTTGATCACAGGAATCAGGCTTGGATTGCGCTCGATGTTAATTTCGACCTGAACAGCAATTTCAGTACCTTCTGGCGGAGCCTGGGTAAATGTAATGTCAATGACACCAGTGTCATAGGCAACTTTGGCAGTCGCTGAGAAAGCATTACCTTTGCTGTCTTTAGCATTGAAATAAAGGTTGCCATCGCCGTCGTCAACTTTGGACGGTTTGCGGTTGATCAGCAGTTTGTTATAACCAGCGCGAAGCGGGCAGGATTGTCCCTCAAAATTTTGGATGTCGAACTGGAAGGTTTTGGTGCTGCCATCCCCTTTAGTGGAAAGGGTATACAGGCGCTTCATTTGAGAATAAACACCAGCTGACTGCATATTCAGTTCGTCACCTTGTTTGAAGGTGCCGAATTTTGTGCCTGCTACGTTGACCAGTTCATAAATATTTGACTCGTCACGATCACAAGGAACAAAAGTACAGGCATCACTGGTAGCAGCGCCCAGAGAGGCAGGCAGAATTAGAGCAGCATATTGAGCAACTTTCATTACGCCGTCAGAGCTACGCATTGATTGCGCGACAGACTCAAACATTGCCTTACCCGTGCCTTCATGGGTATCACTGGCACATTCAGTCATCAGGCGTTCAAGAGCCATGTGTGCGTTCGCCAGGATGTCACTTGCCGGGTAATGACCATGTTGACGTTTATACTCATGCAGAGACATAGCCCACCCACCAGTGATCTGACGAGCGACCTCTGGATTTACGCCTTCAAACATAGGCACTTTCTGGATTGCTTTATCCAGGTTTTCCATCATTACTGCCTGGTCAGCAATCATGTTGCCTGCTGCATCGGTGGTCGGATCGACGGTCATAGCCATGACGCTTGCCGCCCGATTCATAATCTCGCGCTCGCGATCACGAGCTGGCTGAATGTTTTTATTCACGGTTAAGCCCTAAATTCGGGCGCGGCGTGAAGGTTCTTTTGACGGGCTAACAATACCTACTTTGTGATTTAGTCAATAGGTTTAGTAAAATAAAATCTATTAACACGCATGTTGTTATGTGATTTAATTTTAGTTTTCTAACACAAATCATTAGAGTTATGGCGTATCGAATCTTTGTTTCGTATAAAAATGGCGCTAAGAGCCACTCTCTGAACACAACAAGTCGCTTTCTTGTTGAGGCGCAGTTGGCATCAATTCTTGCCGAAAGTGAGATACTCTCGCTCGCTGAACGGATCGTTATCCAGTTTTCTGGTAGAGATATACTCAATGTCCCCGCCCTCACCCCGGCATCCGAAGTTATGGAATCAATTAAATGGCCTGTATGCGGATGTCCTGCCAGGGTTGAAGAGCCGGTAACTGCAACGCTCTACATGCCGAAAGCTGTAAGAGATTGGCTTGCTATGGTTGGCAATGGGAAAGTCAGTGCTGGACTTCGCAAGTTAATTGAAATGGCAGATATTCCTGAGTTAAAAAATGCATGGCGACAATGAGTAAACAAGGGACAAAATGAGTCACGTTAACCCATCAAAAACACAATATCGCTTAATGCTGGCGATCGCGTCAGCTATACCAACCAGCCTGAATCCCCCGGCAGGCTATCCCGCTGTTGTTGATGATTGTTTTCAGTATTACGGAGAAGACATCCTGAGCCAGTCAAAAGCGCTCAAGCAGTTATGTAAGGCAGGTATTCTTCACTGTATCGGAGATCCGGACGATTTTGTTGTTATGCTGGCGGATCGTGACTCTTTTCTACTGTCCTGGAAAGCTGGTGCGCGCGAAGCACGTTTGGGGAATGGTATTGGTTACATAGACTATAGCGATTGTCCGCTGGCATTTGCTGGTGGATATATGCATTGGCATGAGCGAAATAGGGGCCGTCAGCGTCAGTATCGTTTGAGTGACTTTAACGTCTGTCACGGTTTCGAAGAAGCTGACAGCCAGGACATCTGGCTTCAGGAGCCTTGATCCCCCTTCCCTTCCCAAATCTCCCTGTTTCTTTGGTTATTCAGTGCGTTTCGTTGGTTGCATTCGTCGATCGTGCTGAATAGCTGTTCAGCGTATGTCGGATACTTGTTTAACAGCACTGGCGTGTCTTCTGGCACTAAACAAGGGGAGTAATCAATCAGATTTGCCTGCGGCTTGCTGGTGGCTTCTACGGTAATTTTCACTGGCACGCTGGTTGATGGCTTTTGCCCGTTCCCGCTGCATCCTGATAACGTCATCAGGCACACGCACATCGTTAATCCCAGCACGGCGTAACGCATTTTCAAGGCGAGTGATTTCATTCTGGCTTTCCTCCCGTTGTTTGATTAGGTTGGCATTCAGTTCTGCTGTTTTGCGCTGGTACTCCTTTTCCAGTGCTTTAATTCTTTCGTTTTCGGTCAGCATGGCTGAGCGAGCGTTCTCACTTAACTGTAATGCGGTAGAAAGCGTGTTGTTCGTGCTTTCCAGTTGTGATTTTGAGTCTTCAAGCGATCGGACATACCTGATGTGTTCGATAACTGCCGTCGTTGTTCGGTAAATTCCAGAAATGGCTAAAAGCGCAATTACAATCAAAATTATCTTTTTCAAAACCATCCTCTTCAGGTTCATTTTTTTTGGTGTTAAACATGTACCAATTTACATCCTTTTGTGTTCCTAAGCGGTGTTGCTATAGTTCCTTTTTGGTGTTCGTTTGGAGCGCGTCGATAACGCCTTGTGGCATGATTAAACTGATTGCCGGACTCATTACTGCATCATCCAGTAGAGAACCAGTTAACGTGATGGCGACAGCGTTCTTTAAACCTTTGGTTGCCTGAGTGGTTGACGTTTTAATGCGACCTGCAAGGGCTACGACACTCTCACTTGCTGAGTTAATTTCGGAGAGTAAAACTTCGGCGGCTGTCACTGCTTCCCGTAAAGCATCAATTTCATCCTGAGTAATGACTGGAGCCTGAGCGCCCCCAGTACCACCCTGCCCACCATTGCTATCACCACCAGCACTTCCGGCAGCTTCAATTTTTGCGTTAATGGCGTTCATGGCGGTTTTCAGAGCATCAAGTTTTAGCGCCGTCAATGCGTCCGTTAGAGATTGCGGAATGGAAACATTCCCCATTCCCTCAACAAGGGCGAAAGCAGGTATGGGGGTCAGCTCGTTACCTTTTGCGTAGCATTCCCAGCCAATCTTCATCTGTAACAGCTCTGATGGCTTGGTGTATGGGGAAAGAGAATCAGCCAGTAATGAAGACGCTTTGCTGGCCTCATTGAGCTGTTCAGAAAAGCCAAGCAATTGAGTAGTCCAGGCCGAAACAGAATCAGGATAGGTTTTATCGGCGTGAACTATTCCCTGTATGGCGCTGGCGAGCGATGAGGCTTTTACAGAAGCTGCCCGGCTTATGGTTATAGATTCTGGTGTAGAGATACCGGCATCTGACAGAATTTTGAAGGCTTTAACTTCACCTATTGAATCAAGCATTATGCAACCTGAAAAATATCCTCGCCGTTGGCGATAACAGAACCACAAGAAAGCGGATCGCCTACACAGACAACTCCCTTTCCACCTATCGAAAACCATACTCGCGTCGATACAGCTGCCCCTGGGTGTGCACTGTTACCGTCAGTGTGACTGGGAAACATGGCACCATCTACAACAACTGGCTTACCGTTAACGGTGAACCAGGGAACGGTTTCAGCTACCAGTCGCGGCGGAAATCCTCCGTGACCAGAACAAAGGGTGTCGCTGGTGGCTATTGCGCTCATTCTTCACCTCCTGGTTATCCTCCTATTGTCATCACTTTGTTATTTCGTCATTCAAACGGAGAGTTAAATTTCGGAATATTTTTGTATTCTCAATTCATTCTCAAATAAATCTCACTATCAGGCCATCATTCAGTGGGTGATTAAGATATTCTCAAAATAAACTCAACAAGCGCTCTTTTTTGTCTCGTTTGGTGTGGATTTTTGGGTGCTTCTCTTTTAAAATTACATTTTGATTCTCAAATGTGTCTCAGAAGTGGAGCAAGAAGATGCGCATTTTTATCGATGATGGTTCAACCAATATCAAAATGCTGTGGGAGCACGACGGGGAAACTCGCACTCACATCAGTCCTAACAGCTTTAAGCGCGGATGGTCAGCAACATTTGGTGCTGGCAAGCCGTTTAACTATGTCATTGACGACGAGAAGTATTCGTATGATTTGATCTCGCCAGATGTTCTGCCGACGAATAACGTGGAATGGCAATACAGCCCGCTTAACGTCCTGGCTGTTCACCATGCCCTGCTGACAAGCGGTATTGAGCCGCAGGAAGTAGAAATTGTGGTCACGCTGCCTCTGGCGGAGTTTTACGACGACGACGCGCAATACAATCTCGATAACATCGAGCGCAAGAAAGCCAGCCTTATGCGCCCCGTCACGCTGAATAAAGGCAATGTGTTCACGATTAAGAAAGTTACGGTACGACCGGAGTCTATTCCGGCAGGAATTGGCCTGTGCGACAATCTGAACCCTGCCCATTCTGTTCTTATCATCGATTTGGGTGGAACTACCCTTGATGTTTCAATGGTCGCCGGGCAAATGACGGCAGTTTCCCGTGTTTTTGGCGATTCGAATCTTGGTGTATCACTGGTCACCAGGGAAGTAAGGCAAGCACTTGCAAGGGCCAATACCGAAACGTCAAATTACAATGTTGATCAGCTCATTATTAACCGCCACGATGAAGATTATCTGAACGACAATATCAATGACCCATCAGCGATTGGTGATGTGAAAAAGGCCATTGCCGCAAGCATTGACCGTCTGCGTACCCGAGTTCTTGATGTGATTGGCGACTTTAAAGGATATACGCATGTCATGGTGATCGGTGGTGGTGCACCGCTGGTGGCAGATGCAATTCGCGAGCAAGTTAATATTCGTGATGACCGTTTCTTCGTGGCGGATGACCCGCAACTTGCTCTTGTTCATGGCCTGAAAGCAATCGGTTAACGAGGTAATGTCCATGTCTCAGGAACGTAAGAAAGTGATGATTTATCTTCGCCCAGAGGCTTATGCCAATGAAAAGGCGGCGAGCGAGAAGATAAAAAAACATAGCGATATGGCAAGAACCGCATTGTTGGCAGGGCTTGCGCTGGGAGAAGTCGATAGCAGGCTTCCAGGATTACTGGCTTCCCTGCTGACCGAAGACAATAACCCGGAGCTGATCCGAAAAATGCTGGCATCCTTCCTGGAACTACCAGCTGCGGTTGAGGAGCGCCCTGCCTCCATTGAGCCAGTGAAGGAGCAAGTTGTTGCCAAAAGCGCGTCGGCGCGCAATCTGGCTGACTCTCTACCTGATTGACAGAAGATGTGCTGGTTTAAGGCTGCAAATTGCAGCCTTTTTTATGCCTTAATGGTGTCTAATTAGTGTTAATCTGGCACCAGTTAGGTGCTGTTATGGTGCAATTTTGTATCTGGTTCCAATTTAGGGCTGATTTCGTGTTAAATAGGATGCAATATAAGGTGTATTTGGTCTGATTGATGTTATACTTTGCCAAACATTCATGACTCCATTATAGAGCCTGTCCCGCATCAAAAAGGCTCTTATCTGGAACCGTTTTGATACCAAAATCACACCGAGGAACGGATATGATTATATTGGTAGTCAGCCAAAAAGGTGGCTGTGGAAAATCAACCACAAGCGTAAACATCTGTGCGGAGCTTGCCCGCGCAAATAAGGATGTAGTGTTACTAGATGCAGACAAGCAAGGAACAGCTGCCCGCTGGGCAGCTGACCGTAACACGGCAGAGGTTTCTCCTGTAATTCATTGTGTCCAGAAGTTTGGTAATATTCGAGAAACACTTCTCGATCTGGATAAGCGTTATGAATTTGTAGTTGTTGATACAGCCGGGCGCGATAGCAAAGAGATGCGTACAGGCATAACCGCTGCAGATATTGTGTTGGTCCCATTCAGACCATCTCAACCAGATTTAGACACGCTGGCACACTTTGTTGAAGTGTTTGAAGAGGCTTTGGACCTGATGCCTAATCCTAGCATTAAGGCGTTCGCAGTCTTAACAATGGCCCCATCCAATCCGGTTGTGAATGAAACTAATGAGGCCAAAGAGTACCTGGCTGAATATCCGCAACTGAAGTTGCTGAAAACCATCATTCGTGATCGTAAGGTTTACCGCGATTGCATGGCTGAAGGGAAGGGCGTTGTTGAGATGGACAACGGGAAAGCTAAAGGTGAAATCCAGATGTTGGTTAAGGAGTTATTAAGTGATTAAGCCTCGTAAATCGGTAAAAGCCCCCGAAGTAAAAGACCCCGATCTTGAACGCCGAATTGAGGATTTTGCCAGTAAGGCTGATTTGGTGCCGGGTGAGCAACCAGAAGACAACAAAGTGCTCGATAAGGACGCTCCACGTGATTTTAAATCTATTCGTGTTGGTTTCAATGAATACGAGTACCAAGTGCTTGATGCGTTAAGTAAAAAGCATAATCGCAGCAAATTGAATATGATCCGCCATGCTATCCTCATGTTAGCGGAGTCTGAGGAAGCAAAATAAAGTCTTTCAGGTTGGTTTTAGAACTTAAAAAGTCTTGAACCAAAGGTGTACCAATACACCACTAATTTGGTGCACCTTTACATCCTTTTTGGTTCCAATTGTGTACCATTTATCATTAATTTACTTATGCGCAAAAGTGGGCTTCATGAAAAAGCTCATTATTGAAATAACGATAGAAAGCAATTTCTAATCAACTAGTGGTTGTCAGCCTATTCGGCTTATAAGATCATACGCTGTTATACGTTGTTTACGCTTTGAGGAATCCACAATGAGTGAGGCAGAAGCCCGCCCGACTAACTTTATTCGTCAGATCATCGATGAAGATCTGGCCAGTGGTAAGCACACCACAGTACATACCCGTTTCCCGCCGGAACCGAATGGCTATCTGCATATTGGTCATGCGAAATCTATCTGCCTGAACTTCGGGATCGCCCAGGACTATAAAGGCCAGTGCAACCTGCGTTTCGACGACACTAACCCGGTAAAAGAAGATATCGAGTACGTTGAGTCGATTAAAAACGACGTTGAATGGTTAGGTTTTCACTGGTCTGGCAACATCCGTTACTCCTCCGATTATTTTGACAAACTCCATGCCTATGCTGTTGAACTGATCAACAAAGGCCTGGCGTATGTTGACGAACTGACGCCGGAACAGATCCGCGAATACCGCGGCACCCTGACGCAGCCGGGTAAAAACAGCCCGTACCGCGACCGCAGCGTTGAAGAGAACCTGGCGCTGTTCGAAAAAATGCGTGCCGGTGGTTTTGAAGAAGGTAAAGCCTGCCTGCGTGCGAAAATCGACATGGCTTCGCCGTTTATCGTGATGCGCGACCCGGTGCTGTACCGTATTAAGTTTGCTGAACACCACCAGACTGGCAACAAGTGGTGCATCTACCCGATGTACGACTTCACCCACTGCATCAGCGATGCGCTGGAAGGTATTACGCACTCTCTGTGTACGCTTGAGTTCCAGGACAACCGTCGTCTGTATGACTGGGTACTGGACAACATCACCATTCCTGTTCACCCGCGCCAGTACGAATTCTCGCGCCTGAATCTGGAATACACCGTGATGTCCAAGCGTAAGCTGAACCTGCTGGTGACCGACAAGCACGTTGAAGGCTGGGATGACCCGCGTATGCCGACCATTTCCGGTCTGCGTCGTCGTGGTTACACTGCGGCTTCTATTCGTGAGTTCTGCAAACGCATCGGCGTGACCAAGCAGGACAACACCATTGAGATGGCGTCGCTGGAATCCTGCATCCGTGAAGATCTCAACGAAAATGCCCCGCGCGCAATGGCGGTTATCGATCCGGTGAAACTGGTTATCGAAAACTACCAGGGCGAAGGCGAAATGGTCACCATGCCGAACCATCCAAACAAACCGGAAATGGGTAGCCGTCAGGTGCCGTTTAGCGGTGAGATTTGGATCGACCGCGCCGATTTCCGCGAAGAAGCTAACAAGCAGTACAAACGTCTGGTGCTGGGTAAAGAAGTGCGTCTGCGTAATGCTTACGTCATTAAGGCTGAACGCGTGGAGAAAGATGCCGAAGGCAATATCACCACCATCTTCTGTACTTATGACGCCGACACCTTAAGCAAAGATCCGGCAGATGGTCGTAAAGTGAAAGGCGTTATTCACTGGGTGAGCGCGGCACATGCGCTGCCGGTTGAAATTCGCCTGTACGACCGTCTGTTCAGTGTACCGAACCCAGGTGCTGCGGATGATTTCCTGTCGGTGATTAACCCGGAATCGCTGGTGATCAAACAAGGCTTTGCTGAACCGTCGCTGAAAGAAGCGGTAGCGGGTAAAGCATTCCAGTTTGAGCGTGAAGGTTATTTCTGCCTCGACAGCCGCCATTCTACGGCGGAAAAACCGGTATTTAACCGCACCGTTGGGCTGCGTGATACCTGGGCGAAGTTAGGTTAATAGGTATTTCGCCACATGAAAAAGTAAACGCCGCTACTGCGGCGTTTTTTACTTCATTATTGCAATTATATCGTTAGCAACTACACGTGTTGACGCCTTGCAGGAAACCGACCGTCTGGCTGCCATATGATGTACTTTAAACCCGTTTCCTTCATATAGTTCACGGATGTTTGGAGCACCACTATTTGTAATCACTACCTTAGCGCCGCGCTGGTGGGCTTCCACCAATAGAGATACCAGCCGTTTCTGTTCGTCGAAACGGAAGCTATTTCCTGAATAACTGGTAAACCCTTCTGTATCCGGCAGCGGTTCATACGGCGGATCGCAAAAAATCACATCGCCTTCACCAGCCGCCTCGATGACGCCAGCAAAGTCACCTGATACAAAGGAAGTGTTTTTGAGTACGTCATCAGCCAAAAATGCCTCCATCTCTGCATGTGGGAAGTAGGGCGCTTTGTATTTACCATACCCTACGTTGAACTCGCCATTTTGGTTGTACCGTGTTACGCCATTAAAACAGTGCCGATTAAGGTACAAAAAGGCAGCAGCATGATGTAGTTGGTCATACTTTCCTCTGTTAAATGCCTCACGCACTTCGAGGTAAGCGTCAGCGTTGTTGTAATTTTGGAAAAAACTATATGACAGCGTGACTAGAGAATGTCTTTCTCGCTGCAATGTCTGATAGAAGTTAATCAAGTCACCGTTAATATCATTAAGCAGGTTGTGGCGAAATCCTGCATTCGTAAATACGGAACCGCCACCAACGAATGGTTCTATTAACCGCTTACCGTGTGGTAGATGCTCAAGCACTATAGGCAACTCTGAAAATTTACCGCCTACCCATTTGAAGATCGGACGCTCGTATTCATCCGGAGTCCGAATGGTGCGCATATAGCTAATTTCCGCCATCGAATCATGTCTTTCTATGGCTGTGCTTACTAGAGATTTACTCATAGAGCACCCCCTTATTTGCTTCGAAAACTGCTTTTGCGAATCCATTCGGAGTAGCACTTCGAAAATTAGCCCTTTCAGGCCCAGGTGGCGCGGTATGGATTCTGTTATCTGGCTTGCCTAATGATTCGTCCATTAGGGCATCAGGCATGACAAAGCCCTGCCCGCTCCAGAGGCATGTTTTTTTGGTGTAATTGTCTTCCTTGCAATATGCAGTGAAGTGGTAAGGATGGAAGATGTGATCAGGTTTACGCCAGAATGTCGATATTTGGCTGACCGGGTTTTCAATCATGTACGGGCAACCAATCATCTTTGCAATGTCGTAACACTGCCAGACGACTTGCATCGCTTTGAACTGGAAAACCGGATCTTTGTCAGCCTTATGTGCAAACCAGCGCGCACCGGAAACAGCAAGGTCCGTGCACGGCGGAAAACCAGCTAAAAACACAATACGTTGTAAATTATTTCGGAGAAAAGCATAAACTTCATCACTATCGATAATCGCACTGATACGTGTCAGAACTGCGCCTGATTGCATCAGCTCATCTGTGGTCTTTGCGTGTTGTGGATCGACGATAACAGCATCTATACCATGCTCCAGCCAGGGGGCGACCATTTTCCCCGTGAAATCACAAAGACTCACCATAAGAGGTCTATTGTTAACGTTCTGCTTCACCACCAACGGCCTCCACCAGCGAAGTGAACATCGCTGATAATTCAGCAGTAAACAGGATAAAGTCAGCGTCAAATCGTTGAGCAACATCCTCTCGATCAATATCGTCGTTCTGGTCGTACAATTCGTCGCTGAACGACAAAGCCTTGATACTCATATCGTCATTCAGTCTGAAAAATGCACGGTCTTGCCAGTTAACCGCAACTGTGGTTGCAACCTTACCAGCTTCTATATGACTCATGATCTCGTCGGATAGCAGGTCCACTTTTTTGCAGCGGACCGCGCCGCCATCATCAAGCAATGCTTTTAAGGTCGCTTCCTCACCGGCACGGAAACCGTTCGGGAAGCCATTTTTAATCCAGCCAGTGATGGTCAGTTCTAATGGGTCTTTCGGAGAGAAGGGGACAACGGGCAAGCTGCCAAGAGATTTCCGTAACAAAGCCAGCTGATCCTCTGCTTTTTTAGCACTGCTCGCCTCGACAAAAACCAGATGATTGCTTCGGTCTATCAGGATTTTAGCGACTGATTTTCTCGTGAAAGCACGAGGAAGAAGAGAGTGAAGCACTTCATCCTTCAGCGAATCTTTTTCGGTCTTCTTCAGCTTTCTGTCTTGTTCTTCTTCAAGTTTCAGGATTTTTTTCTGTAGCTCTTCTTTGAGCACTTGAGAAGGTAGGATTTTTTCCTCTCGTTTATGCTGTATCAGAAGAAAACCCTTGTATTCATGGGTGAGGTTGTCGCCAAGGACGGGGGTCCAACCAGCTTTAGCAATATCCTGAGAACCGCATGGGGTAAACACAAACTTGTTAAGGGCAGCATTTACTTCTGCGGTATCCCAGTTAACTTCGCGTGAAAGACGATAGATGAAGATATTTTTGAAAGCGACTGATCTCATGTCTCACCATTTATGTTAGAAAATGCATGCTAATTATCTAACACAAATGGGTGCATTTTCTATCCTTTCTTGAAATCGAAGTTGCCAGCAGTGGCCTGAAAGGTTCCTCCTGCCTTGAAAGCTATGTCCCCGTTAGCGGTGACAGCTATATTTTCCCCATTAACATTGATGTTGTTGGCTGATTTGACGTTAACACTCCCTCCTGCATTCACGATTACATCAGCCGGACCAATGATATATATCTGCCCGGACTCATTCATGCCAATCCTTGAGCCAGCTGCCGTATTGGCAATTTCATAGCCGCCACCAGCAGTTCGTACTTCAAGAATATTGTTGCGGTGAATAACGAAGTCTTTCGTTGCTGAGATTTGGGGGCGGGGAGGTGCTCCATCTACTTCCGGCGGCGTCCAGCCGTTGCCTTTGCCAGATGCTTCTGGTGCAACGTTTGGAATTCCTCCCGGTGCATCCTGAGCGGCACCAACTATCATTGGGCGTCTGGTGTCTATTCGACCGTTAACATCTAAATAAGGAAACTCTACCCAGACCAGGTCACCTTTGACTGTAGGTACAAAAGCGTTCCCGATGGGTAACTGGTATTCCGCCCAGGGTAGATCGTCATCAGGAACGCCATTCCAGTCAGGTAAAACACGGACTTGAGCACGCATAAGCCCTGCCGGGTGCACAGTTCCAACAATTTGCGCTCTACGCTTCATTTGTTCGGCACTCCCAATATCATTCGTGTTGTGTAGCCTACGCGGTCCTCAAAGTGCGCAACATTTTTTACTATCAGCTTACGGGGCATTGATTCATCAATGCGGTTTTCCTGGTCATAGCGGTATACGATAATCTCTATTACCATCCCCGGTTTTATATCAGGATTGCCTGCGACTTCTATATCCATTTTGGGGACGAGAGACAGCTGCATATTGCGAAGAGTTTCCATATCAGAGTCGGATATATAACGCACTGGGAGTGAGCTATCGCCATATTCGACGTAGCCATCGGTCATGGAATACCCAACAAAACGATATTGATTCTTTGCTGTTGACGCATGTTCCTGTTGGAGTAGGCGCATTTTTGACAAAGTGTATTCTGCTTTAGGGTTATTCCCCTCGTAGGTAAATGATGGCGTTTGCTTCATCAGATCAGCCAGGGTGTAAAAGTTAAATTCCCCCCGACATACCCAACACAATGCACCTTTGTCTCGCGCTATCTCCGAAAGCATTTTTGACGGTTTGTCACCAGCATTCAGATGATATGTAACTGCGCGTTTTAGCACGCTGCTGGTAATTTTAAGCTTGCCGGAATATGCCTTGAATATAGCGTCTGGTGTTTTGTTGGTATGTAAATTTGTGCGCGGGGAGGGGATCTTAAACCTGCGCACGTCTTCACTGACAGCAATAACGGTAACAACATCACCAGCCAGCATTGCAGACGTAACAAAGAAATCTGTTTTAAAAGTGCCTGCATTACCGTTTGGATCGCCCATTTCAGCCACCAGCGATGCACCGTATTTGGCTTTCCAGTCATCAATTACGGTGCCGGTAGCGTCATGAATTTCCAGTTTTAGCAAAGGGGCTTTGAGGCTGGTTTTTTCTACATATACTGCGGTAAAAATCCAGTCTCGTGGCACTTTGTTATCGTTAATGAGCACTGACTGTAGAAAATATTGTTGTAACTCCTGGGCCACTTATCACCCCATAGATATCGAGGTTTCGGTAATAATACGTTTTGCGTCCAACTCCCATGCTGTGATCACGTCTGCAATCACACTTATCGGCGCTTGTGTGGCATAAATACGCTCTTCTCCAATTGGTGCTGAAACATCCGTAAAGCCGACTTCTTTGGCATCCTGTATCGAGCAAATCAGCGGGACCGGGACACGAACAAGGTGAGTGGTTGCTTCAAATTGTGTACCTGTCATCAGGCGAAGCCGTGCGCCCAGCGAATTACACATCAGACTCATGGTCGCTTTATCAGTTGCCATTAACGTAACGTCATACGTCAGAATGGCCTGGGTGTATTCCAGTTCTGCTAAAGGCGTTCCGGTATCTGGTTCGCAAAAACTGGCTACTTTTTTGCGGTCAATCTGCTGATCATCGTTGATATAATTGATATCCATAGTGCGTGAGATATTGACCAGGGGGAGAGCATCCCGGTTAATGTTCTGGTTTTCAGGTTTTCTCCCTTGCCCGGCATTTGCGCGACGAACTGCTTTAAGAAACTCGATCGCATTGTCGAAACGGGCCATATAGACACGCTCTGCTGGTGGACGATTCAGGAATGACGCAAAGCGTTTTTCTTCCGGCGCGGGGGCCACCAGTAAGATATCAGAAAAAATGTTGCTGATTAGCGTCGCAAACGCGTTATCCACGTATTCAAAGCCCGTGGTCTGGAATTTTCCTGTGCGTAAGGTTTGCCATTCACCGGTTCGCGCCAGGAGGGTTTTATTTGAAGTCATTCGATCACTCCGTTTTGAGTCGTATCAAAATTCCTGGCAGGTATGCAGTAGTAAAGCGAACCAACATGCTGTGTGCCGTAGCTAAAAATACGGTGCACGTACCACCAGCGGCGGGCTACGCCGTTTACCATCTCTTCATTCCATTCAAGAATTGAGCCGACGGGGACGTTATTTGCTGCAATACGCAGAATCAGAACATCATCGGTTAAGCCATCCTGCTCACCGTCTGCGTCAATCGCATGGAAAGAGTCACGCCCGTCAGGGTTATCCAGCACATAAACGATTTCAGGTTCCTGGTAAGTCAGTTCGCGTTGGTTGTTATCCAGTTCAGTGAATGACTCTTCTCCTGTTTCGTCGCTGACTACCCCATATGTGCCAACATCTGGTCGATATAAGAGAGCCTGAAACGCGTCTGGGCTGGATTCAATAATCAGCATCCAGTCTGCGCGGATTTGGTCGTTAAAGGCTTTATGCCCGTTATAGCGTGCTTTTAGCTGTGGAGTTGGTTCTCTGCCAGCCAGGGAAGGAGGAAGTATGGCTATATCTGATTCGCCAGCATCCGGAGTAAGGCCACCGTTGCTATCAGCAAAATTATCATGGCTATCAGCTTTGGCGGCGGGTTGCTCTTCCAGAATGCTGAATGAATCCGAACCGGTATTGCCATGTTCCGGCGCGCCTCCTGCATTCGCTTCAATCGGCGCTGGCGTTTCTCTCTGCGTGCTGTCATGTTCTGACTCCTTACTTGCCAGGTTTGCATCGTCAGCAAACCATTCGTCAAAACGGCCCATAAGCATCCTCAAAGGTCGATCTGTCAGGTATCGAAAGGAAGATTTTCGGGAGATTGTGATTTTGGATGAAGGAGGGGGAATTCATAAAATGCACTTGCGCACAGTGCAACAGTGCGCTATAGTTATGGCATTCGGTAATCATCACGGAGGATCAAATGACTAATGACCAAAAAAATTAACATAAAGGATTTCAGGGATGCGTGGCTTGATGATTTTTTTGAATTTTCAACACCACATAGAAAGATACCTCCTGATATTCATATGACATTGTCACGGAAGTTGGACATTATCAATGCCGCAACTACCTGTAAGGATTTAAGATCACCACCAGGTAATCGGTATGAGGAACTGTCAGGGAAGCTAAATGGCTATTCATCAGTAAGGGTGAATAAGCAATATAGGTTAATTTTTAAGTGGGTTAACGGAAAGGCCGAGGACTTGTATCTCGACCCTCACAAATACTAAAACAGATACCCGGTTACGGACCGGGTTCTGACCAGAGTCCACTTAATACGTACGCTAGTAAGGGCAAAAAATGAAACAGGCAACCAGAAAACCGACGACCGTAGGTGATATCCTGCTGTACGAATACCTGGAGCCGTTAGAGCTGAAGATCAACGAGTTAGCAGAAATACTTCATGTTCATCGTAACACCGTAAGTGCTCTTGTTAATAATAATCGTAAGCTAACGATGGATATGGCATATCGCCTGGCAAAAGCATTCGATACTTCTGTAGATTTTTGGATTAATCTTCAGACCGCAGTAGATCTGTGGGAAGTCGAAAATGATATGCGCGTTCAGGAAGAGTTAAGTCGTATCAATACTGCTGAAAAATTTATTTCTCAGCGGAACCTGAATAAAAAAGCAGCCTGATATAGTAAAACACATACAAAAAGCCCACTTAGCAAGTGGGCTTTCCTTTGTAATTAATGAACATTAAACCTATCCGTACAGAACAAGATTATGAGGCCGCACTGCGTGCGGTCAAACCGATGTTCGATAACGAACCGGAAATGAATACTCCGGAAGGTGATTTCTTTGAGGTTATGAGTCTTCTCATTGAGGAGTACGAGAAGAAACATTACCCAATTCAGCCACCATCACCTGTTGAATCTTTTAACTATCCATAATAAAAGTAATCAGGATAAGCTATGATGTCAGAAAAAGTTAAAGATAATCCGTCTATAAATGAAACAGAACTAAAATCATTTTCTGAAATAATAAAAGATAAAATATTTAACAAGGTTTTTGCATATGTTGTCATTTCTTTTCTAATTTTTAACTGGAAGGATATTTTAATTATATTAAAGTCAAAGGACGACATCCTATATACATTATCTATTGTTTTTGTTGGTGGTAATGTCCCGTTCTTTGATAATTGGATTGTATCCCCGTGGGTTTATCACTTTGTAATCCCATTTGGTTATGGGGTATTTGCATCTGTGTTAGCTCCTATTCTCACACTGAAGATATCTAAGCTAACAAGTAAATTATACACTGAAATAAGATATTTAGATGAAGATGCTGATTATGATAAAAGAATAGAATTGCAAAGAAAGAAAACAAAGTTAAATCAAGCAACCAATGACGCTAAATATTCAAAACAAATCTTAGATGAAAATGAAAATAAACTTAATGACCTAGCTACGAAACAGCGAGAAATTTGTGGCGCGATAAAACTATTGCATTCTGATGTTGGCAGTATTATTGAACTATATAAAAATAAGGGGGTTAGCATTGAATCTCCGCAAGATTTATGTGATTTTATAGTCGCTATAAAAAGCACATCATTCTATAATGATGACAAGCATTTTAATAAATTGGTGTCTGATATTTCCAGTTTGTTTGATAATACTGGAATTGATCTTTCAAAAAAATGAAAGCCCAGCATAAACTACTAGGCTATGTGTGGTTTATGCTTTTTTCACGTACTCTATAAACATCTTCTCAGCCTGTTCTTGTGGCGTTCCAGCCATGACAAGCGCATCAATGAACGCCTGCTTCTTCAGTGCGAACTGATCGGCAAGGCGTTGCTGAAGTTCCTTATTTTTCTGTTTCTCACGTTGCAAGGCCGCTTCTTTTGCAGCCGCCCGTTTTTTCTGTGCGTCTGACAACTTTCTGGCCCTGGTCAATTGGTCACGTAGCTTGTCGATCTTGCCGTTGTCCTTTGCCAGTTTTGTACTTAAAGCTGCCTGGCGCTTCTGATAGAGCCTCCATTCGCGTTTGGCGGCTTCAACGTTCGTTTTACTGCTACGATTGCGATTAAACTCCTTCTCGTCTTCTTTTGAGAAGTGTTTGGTTGTACGGCGGCGATCGTCACCAAATGCAATTTGCGTTGCAGCCTTTTGTAGCGCACGAGCAATACTCATTTGCCAACTGGCGGACTGTAACCGCGTCATTGAGTGGATCACGTGTTTACAGGCGACGCCTTGCAGCTTCGGGTTGCGAACTTTTGGATAGGCGTATTCTTTTGGCGGTGCCAGGGCAAAGTTACCCGCAGTGGCGATGTAACGATACCAGTATTGATGACGACCACAGTCACAATCGAAAGACACTCGCCCGGCGCACAGTGATTTAGTGATTTTGAGAGCTGATTTATCGTCTTCTGCGATGTCATCAACCATCTGATCCCATTCTTCAAAGCGTATCCGGACGATATGGTGCTGGTGGACGGATATATCCGATGCTTCTACGCGGATATTAATCACATTGTGGCGAAGAGATACGGGTGTAGCTCTTTTGATACCAGATCCGTCATCCACGGCGTTATTTGCACGCTTAATATCGATTGCCTGGCTGGATGCCACCAGCTGGGCGTATGTGATGCCAGCCGTCTTGCTGTCATATTTTTCGCGCGTTTTACTCCGTAGCTTTTCGAAACCTTTCAGGTCGTCTCGCGTGAAGAACGTGCCGCCTTTTTTCTTCCCTAACTTGAGAATATCTTCGGCGGATTTGTTCCTCAGTCTACCTGGCGTCAGCGTCCGGTGAGCTTGTCGGCGCTTACGGGTTTGTTCTTTCCTGATAAGCTCGAATAAACGCGTGAAGTCCTTAGAGGACAGGCCGTCAGTGATATAGCGCCCGCCCTGGTTTTTCAGGAAATCAGGCATTTTCTATCTCCGGTTCCGCGCTCGCGTAATCACGGATCTTGTTCCTCAGCCATGCCACATCAGGAAGAGTTAACGTGGTCCCGGCGGGCATTTCTTCCATTTCTGACTCATGGCCCACCAGCACCCGGAATACCCAGCGCAAATCTGCATTGCCATACGCCCGGTAGGCTGCAAGGTCTGAACGATATACTTCATCAATCTTTATCGTGTACTGGAAATTATCAGAGTGATACTCCGATACCCGCTTAATCATTTCCTGGTGAAACAGCGCACGAAAAATATCGTCTTCAATGTACCTATCGTCGAGTCTGCTATAGCCCATAACAAAGCCTCTCAGTCATAACCTGGGGGAAACTGTATGCAGGGTGTGAAATGCGAGAAACAGACAGGCCACCAGTTCAGGGGGATGTGGCTCATAAATCCCCTCACTGGTGACAAGTGACTTTCATTAATCTTTATGCGGGGGCCAGCTTCATTTGCTGGCATTAGATTAAAAATTAAACGGAGTGAATGACATGGATGTTATCTTCGAATTATTAATTCTAATTGATCTGTTTATGAACGCTTCATTGACCACTCAAATACTCGCGTCAATATTTTTGTTACTCTTCTACCTGGTGTTGAGGGAGTTAACAAAGCTACTAATGTGATCAAAGTATCACGGTATCTTCATCAACTTCTTTCCCAGCCAGTGACTTTGGCTGGGAGGTGCCTGCTTTAACTTTTTCATGCCCAATAATGGAAAGGAACGAAGCGAGTATGCCTGTTTTTTGCTCTTTCTCGACTGTACCGGTCATCTGCTCTACGTAATCCGCACTGGCAACGTTGTGGTATACGGTCGCGTAGCAACACAGGATCATCAGAATATGCTCCGGCCTGATATCCTGCCAGTTCACCCTGTAGACTTCTTCTCCGTTACCGTTGTATTCGGTATCAACGATAGAGTCGGGGATTTCGAAAGCACCTTTGTTATTTTGCGGCAGGGATAATAGTTTCTGGAGTTTTAACTCTTTGTATCTTTCCATCCCGACGATGATTGCTGCTCTACCATCGGCATGACGGGTCTTGAGAGTCACCTGGCTTGCTCCGGTGCCAGCGGAGATCGTTGGCGTAATTTCGTCTACCAGTACCTTAAATTTGCTTTTCCGCAGGGCTGCTATAGCTGGAGGAATTTTTTGCTTTTGCTCCAATGCTGACGCGGGAAGGGGTTTTACTTCGTTAATAATGAGAGCACCGTCTTTCAGTATTGCAGTGAGCATTTGAGGCTTGCTGGTGGTCAGGCTGAATATTGCGATCTTTTCCATTGTCCTTCCTCCACGGATGACGGATACAAAAAAAGGCCGCACATGGCGGCCTGCTTTGGCGTTATGACTCCCTACCGCGCTTCGGCTGAAAGTTAATCGTCAAAAGAACCTTCAACGGGAGCCGTTAGCGCGATGGATTATGTGCAGTTTGTGATTTCCAAAATAGTGTCAACCACTTTTTGTGGATTTTATTTTTTGACAGAAATTTGGCCTAAATCATGTTGATTTGGCTGATTATTTTTATAACATAAAAGTCATTTTGATTGCATGAAGGACGGTGCAGTGAAGTTAAGGGTTTTAGGGACCGCGCTCGCGGCTAAGATGGTAAGGTATGGAGTTAATGAAATGTTTTTTATAAAAAATGGAAAAAGATTTTCCTCAACAATACTAGCTACTGTTGTTGCTCTTTTTGTCCCCACACTCACCTTTGCTTATGATTTTAGCAAAATTGACTGCAATTCCCCTAAAACTAGGCAGATGTTAATCGATGATTATAATGAACTGCTGAAGGACGATCAGGAAGCAATTTCTGTAATCGATGCTTATAATCAGATCAATGAGATAAGAGAAAAAAATAAGCTCCAATGCCTGGGAACGTATGAATTCTCAGATGGAAGTGCGCTTAGGGTTAGATATAAGTTATATTTAAATAGCCTCGGCACCCCCATATATGAATTTGCTCCAGTTGAGGAGTTAACGCAAGATGACGTAAGCGCATCTATCCAAAATATCCCTGCAACCACAGCGAGTAAGGCTGGAGGGAATGAAGAAACGTACTCCTGTAAAGTGGCTGTAACCTACAATGGAAAGCGCTCTAACTATATGGGGGATACTGGAGTCTGGGATCGTGTGATTACTGACTATGGCACTTATTTCTCATGGGATTTGCCGCGCGGAAATCGAGGCAATAGTACAGGCCAGGATGCTTTTAGTGGCATGGACGAATCAAAGCCAGCATTAGAAAATAAGCTGGTAAGAAAGGAAGTCGAAAAAGATGGTAGCGTGGTTGATGAATTTAGGACTGATGTAAGTTATGGGGAAAAACAACCAGTTCATAAGTTTGTATATGCTCGTAGAATAAAACCTACAGGCATGAGAGAGTATTATGTTACGGATTTAACAGACAAGCGGGCGTTTATGTTTCTGAATTGTCAGAGAGATTCGTGATTGATATAGCAGGCTTACTATTAAGCCTGCTTTTTGGCTTTACTCGGTAATAGTTTTGCAGTTGTTTTGATTTAATGACAATCCTAGCTTGCTAGCAGCCAACTCATTTTCTGTGTGAGAACCAGCAAAAATGAAGCCTTGTTTTATCTTATTTACGGTGAAATATTTATTATACATGAACGCCCAGATAAATGAGGCAATCCACGGGCCAATTCCGGCTGTGAGGAATGCCAGTATCAGCATCACTACGAATACCCCAATAAAAGTTATAAAGTCTTTCCTGAACAAAGCTGGAAAAGCACCAAACAAGAATGTAGTCCAGGAAAAACCATAAAAACCGGTGATTGATTCGCCAGTTTGAGGGTTTTCAAGTTTAATTTTAGTAGCCACGATTATCATCCTTTTACATAAAAAACATATAGTTATAGTGCTGTGTGAGATTCTAATGTTACTAATTTACACTTTGTAATGCAATTAAATAACTTTAGGCAGTGAAAGTAACTATTCGTGGCAGACTATCGTTAAGACCTTTCAATTATGGTTGCTGTAAGTGGAGGGGAACAGCCTGTTCTATCATCTCGCGTATCAAGCCAACTTCAAGTAGTTCCTCGGATTCCCAGTATCTGTTTGTCACCAGATCCAGGCTGGCTATGACCTTGTGCCGGTCATTCGGCATAGCCAATTTTTCTGCTATAACCATCAGTGAAAACTCTTCATCCAGTAGAATTTGATACCAGTTTTTTGATAGTTCCACTTCCCTTATGAGACGGAAACGTCGCTGGATTGTGGCAGCAGAGTAAGTGAAATCTATTTTCTTCATCGTGCGGAGAATCCGGTTATTTAGTAGTTAAAGCCCCGGACAGGCCGGGGCAACAGTAATTAACTAACAATCCAGTCCGTAGCAACAACATCCTCTGGAGCTAAATCAATCGCATGGATTTTCCCATCCCGGATAGTGCGCCAGTGCTTTCGTGATCCACCTTCGGGCCATACCCATACACCTTCAGGCCAAGATGCTCGACGGCATACGATTGCATACCCTGTTTTAATCCTCTCTCTGGCGGTATGCAACGACAGGTTTGCCTTTGGACTTTCAGGCACAGGATGGTGGATTGCCTGAAACATCCCCATCTTTGGATGATACCAGCGTTTATTGCGTGGTTCTGCCTCCGACATCACCTGCTTAAAGGCTTTCCGGAAGGGGGCCAGGGCCACAATGGAGCGTCTCGCAAGCAAACCATCTGGAGTTAAAAACTCATGCGTATCGGTGGGAATCCGGTAAGCGTTGACAAGGTTGCGGCATTTGGCTTCAGTCAGGCCACATTTCGCCGCCAGCTGGCGGTAGCCAATGTAGCCTTCCGGCATATTGCCTTTCTTGATTTGCTCGACGGTTTCAGCGACTTTGGACACTTGTGCCGATACTTCGGCTACCTGGGCATTAACGGCGTTGATCCGGCGTTCATGCTCAAGATGCATTTGCGCCATTTCAGCCAGGATTTCGGCTTTTGATTTTAACTGTACCCGGGCATTCTCCAGTTCGCGCCAGCGGTCCACCAGCCGGGCGGTAAATTCGGGAGAGAGCTGTGCGACGACGACAATACTATCGCGCTTGCCTTGCTCGCCTTCGAAGACGTAATAGCTCGCCGGGCGGCCTGCGGTGGGCTTTCCTCAATTTTGAGGAAAAGATATTACCCCCCGTTCCGCCAGGTGTTCAATGGTGCGTTTAACGTTATCAGGGCGCTTACCTACCAGTTCCGCGATCTCAATGCTGGTCATTGTCGCTTTTTGAGAGATGGACAGATTCATCAGTGCACCTCCACGCAGTTCATCGGCAGATTCCAGTAATTGAGGATCTCCATCGCATCAAGAGTGAAGCGAGCAGCAAAAATGCAGGGTTCTTCGGGAAGGTATGAGCGCGCTTCTGCTTCGGTTGCAGCCATGACGCAGATATAGAGGTGTTTTTGGCAGGAATAGAAACGCCAGATAAATTCAGAATGAGTTGGGGTGGGGATAGTAGCCATATTGGCAGCCTCCTTTGACTAAGTTAAGGAGCTACCGCGTGAGGTTCCAATCTCAATGGCGGTAGCACTGACTGGGTTGGAACTACCGGCGTCAAAGGGAACCGGCCTGCCTTTCGGCAGCCCAGCCAGCACTACCATTGATCTCTGAGCTAAACGCTACGTATGGCTGTGCGATGGCATGACACAAAAAAAGACGCTTTCGGCGTCTGTGTCGCCTTTGACATTATCCGGGGTTCCAATCCCGGCACCCGTTTTTCTAAGGTGCCGTAGAAATATACCCCACGATAATGCCAGGGCGCAACAGTCTGTATTTTTATGCTTTGGTGGATTTCTTCCTGGCTTGCTTGCAGGCGTAGGCCATTGCTTTAGCCTTCACTTCATCCAGCTTCCCGGTGATCACTTCTTTTCCGAGAGTGACAAACCAGTCATAGCAACCGCCAGTGATGTTCTGGATTTGAAAGTTGAGG